GGTGCATGAAGGAGTGTGCAAACGCTTTTCCCTGGTACTCCCAGCTCGATGAAGTGAGGCAAGACGTTCTGGTGATGCTTTGTTTCTCTATGGGTCTGACAAGGCTTAGAGGCTTTAAGAATATGCTTTCGGCTCTTAAAGCAGGTGATTTCGAGGTTAGTGCAGCAGAGCTTGTTGATTCCCGTTGGTATGTTCAGGTTGGGCCTAGAAGGGGTGAAACTCTCAAGGGGATGCTTGCAACTGGGGAATATCCGAATGGCAACCACTAAGAACGTGGAAAGACTGTCTTCCGGTCGCTTAAAGTATCGAGGAGTGACCTTTGCTGGCTACAACAAGCCCAGGAGACAGGTTCAGGGCAACAAGCAGAATGTTGTCCTGGCTAAGAAGGGGAATGAGGTCAAGATGGTTCGGTTTGGTGACGCAAATATGCGAAATCGCAGCTCTGATCCCAAAAGAAGAGCCAATTTCAGGGCAAGACACAACTGCTCCACGGCAAAAGACAGATTCACAGCAAGGTACTGGTCTTGCAAGGATTGGGCTTAATGGCTAAGGGAGTTAATCATTACAAACGAGATGGGTCTCTGCATACCGGCGGGACTCATAAGATGCCAGACGGCAGTTTGCATAGTGGGTCAAGACATACAGAGAACTCAGTAAAACTGTTTCATTTTGGGCAGCTTTCTAAGACAGCTCAGTCAAAAGCAAAAAAGGCAAGGCGTAAATAATGGCTAGGAAGTTTCCCAAAGTAGCCAAGACTGCCCGTGGAACTCCCAAAAAATATGTGAGGGGTTCTAACAACAAAAGGAAGACTGAGAACGAAATAGCTTCCACGGCGAAGAAGTACAAGGCTGGAACGCTCACCAAGTCTCAGATGGATGCAATTGTGAAGAAGAGGGTGGCAAGTGGCAAAAAAAAGCGATAGCACAACCAAGACCCTGAAGAACATTTCAGAGAAGCACAATGTTCCAGTTTCGATTCTGAGAAAAGTTATGAAAAGAGGCCAAGGAGCATATTTCTCCTCTGGATCTCGTCCTGGGCAAACCCCAACAAGCTGGGGAATAGCTAGAGCAAGAAGCTTTGCCTCTGGTAGAGGTGGAGCTAGAAAAGCAGATGCTGATCTGTGGAAACAAGTGAAATCGCGTAGAGCGTAGGAGGTGATCCAGTGCCAATGGGAAAAGGAACCTATGGTTCGAAAATGGGAAGACCACCAGTCAAGAAGCCTGTTAGAAGGGCTGGAGTTAGAAGATCCAAGCCTAAGCGGAAGTGAGCAGCTAATCCTTAATCCGTGTGATTAGGGGGAGGTGTGTAGGTTTCACATGAAACGTGCAGAAAGTGTGTAGGAAAGTGTGTAGGTCTGCATATCGATGGATTTGAACATCCAGCTCCTTGACTGGCAAAAGGAGGTTTGGAACTGCCCAGCCAGATTCAAAGTAGTTGCTGCAGGTAGACGAACTGGCAAGAGTAGGCTTGCTGCTTATCTCTTGCTAGTTCGTGGTTTGCAGACTAGCAAAGGCTCGATTTTCTACGTTGCTCCGACTCAAGGTCAGGCCAGGGACATCATGTGGAACCTGTTGCTTGAGCTTGGGCATGAGGTCATTGCCTCGTCTCATGTCAACAATATGCAGATTAAGCTGCATAACGGCACGATGATCTCTCTCAAGGGTTCAGATCGACCAGATACGCTCCGAGGTGTCTCAATCGCATTTTTGTGCCTCGACGAGTATGCGGACATGAAGCCCGAAACTTGGGAGTTAGTGCTCCGTCCTGCTTTGACTGACTTAAAAGGAGAAGCTCTGTTTATCGGAACCCCTGTCGGACGAAATCACTTCTACGACTTGTTTTGTGGGGCAAATCTCAATGGTGATGATGATTGGCAGGGGTTCCACTTCACTTCCTACGACAACAACCTACTTGATAAAGATGAGATTGATGCTGCAAAAAACAGTATGTCGAGCTATGCGTTTCGTCAGGAGTTCATGGCTTCATTTGAAGCAAGAGGTTCTGAAGTTTTCAAAGAAGAGTGGGTTCGGTTTTCAGAAGAAGAGCCACCTGGCGATTACTATATCAGCGTTGACTTGGCTGGATTCGCAGAACCAGGAACGAGAAAGAGAAAGCAAAAACACCTCGACAACACCGCAATCTCAGTCGTAAAGGTAAATCCATCGGGTTGGTGGGTCAAAAAGATCATTGCTGGCAGATGGGACATCAACGAGACGGCTCAGAAGATATTTGATGCCGTTGAAGCTCATCAGCCAGTGTCTGTCGGGATCGAAAGAGGTATTGCCGCGCAGGCAGTCATGTCTCCTCTGCGTGATCTCATGGCACAAAGGTCAAGATATTTTCACGTTCAGCTCCTTACTCACGGCAATCAAAACAAGACAGCCAGGATTATCTGGGCCTTGCAGGGCAGATTTGAGAACGGTCAGATCACTCTAAACAGAGGAGATTGGAACGACCCATTCCTTGATGAGCTTTATCAGTTCCCAGACAAACTGACTCATGATGATCACATTGATTCCCTTGCGTATATTGATCAATTAGCCTCTGAGAGTTATTTCTCCGACTTTGTGATGGATGACGAAGAAATCTTCACCGATTCTGTAGTGGGCTACTGATGGACGATTATTCAAATTTAGAAGGTGACACCCTGCAAAGCTGGGTGATGTCTAAGGTTGATGAGTGGGAAAACCACTATTGCTCCAACTACGAAGAGCGTCACAAAGAATACTATCGCTTGTGGCGAGGTGAATGGGCCAAATCTGACAAAGAGAATCAGTCAGAGCGCAGCAGGATAATCTCTCCAGCTCTCCAGCAAGCAGTTGAATCCAGCGTGGCTGAGATCGAAGAAGCCACGTTTGGTCGCGGAAACTTCTTTGACATCCGTGATGACATCCAAGTCCCCGAAGTAGCTCCTCAAAACGAGCAAGAAGCCATGATGATGCAGATGGCTCAAGCTCAAGCTGCTCAAGAAAAGGCAAAGATCAAATATCTCAGGGACAAACTCACAGAAGACTTCAAAAAAAGCCAAACCCGCAAGAATGTTGGGGAGGTTCTGATCAATAGTGCGGTATATGGCACTGGGATCGCTGAAATAATCGTTGAGAATGTAACTGAACTCATCCCTACAGTCAGAGTGACTGATGTCGGAGCACAGCAGGGAACTGAAGAGCGGGAACGGGTTTTAGTAAAAATAAATCCTGTCCAGCCGCAGAACTTCCGCATCGATCCAACAGCAACAAGCGTCGATGAATCTTTGGGTGTAGCGATAGACGAATATGTTTCTCCGCATCAAGTTAAGATCCTCCAGGAACAAGGGGTTTACATAGACACTGAGGTCGGAACAACACCCTATGGAGATTCTAGGCTCGACGCTGATCATACCTTGGATGAGCAGCCTCAAGATAAAGTGCGGCTCACCAAATACTATGGTCTGTGTCCCCGCCATCTTTTAGAAAGCTTCAAAAACGATGATGAAACTCTTGACGAGATCGATGCCGCTATAGCGGAAATGCTCGATGACGCTCCTGAAATGGTCGCAGAACCAAGCTCTGACGGGCCATTCTACGTCGAGTCAATGATCGTTATTGCTAACGGAACAACAGTTCTTAAAGCTGATGAAAACCCGTTTTATCTGAAAGATCGACCAGTCATTGCATTTCCCTGGGACGTAATTCCAGACAGATTCTGGGGTCGAGGTGTATGTGAGAAGGGCTATCACAGCCAAAAGGCTCTGGACACTGAAATCAGAGCCAGGATCGATGCCTTGGCACTCACTAATGCGCCAATGATGGCTATGGATGCCACTAGAATGCCCAGATCTCTGCGAGGTGCAGATGGGGGCATTCAAATTCGTCCTGGGCGAACAATCCTGACTAATGGCAACCCTTCTGACGTTTTACAGCCTTTCAACTTTGGTGCTGTAAGCGATATTTCCTTTGCTCAGGCAGATGCTCTCCAGAAGATGCTACAAACGGCTACAGGAGCGATTGATTCGGCGGGTATCCCAGGCTCTATCAACGGAGAGGCCACTGCTGCTGGTATTTCGATGAACTTGGGAGCGATTATCAAGCGTCACAAGAGAACGCTTGTAAACTTCCAAGACTCATTCCTGATCCCAATGGTGAAAATGTCTGCTGTGCGGTATATGCAGCTCGATCCAGAGAGCTATCCTGTGGCTGACTACACCTTCGAGGTCACTTCTAGCCTGGGCATCATTGCCAGGGAATACGAAGTTACTCAGCTTGTCCAGTTGCTGCAGACAATGGGAACCGATACGCCTATGTATCCGCTCCTGGTTGAAGCAATCATCGAGAATATGAACCTGGCAAACAGGGAAGAGCTCAAGCAACTCTTGCAGCAAGCTTCTCAACCCGATCCACAGCAAGCTCAGATCGCTCAGGCTCAAGCTCAAGCGCAAATCGAGTATCAGGCAGCTCAGACTGCAGCCTTCACTGCTAATGCGAGAGAGAGCGAGTCCAGAGCCAGAAGGAACGAAGCTGAAGTTCGAGCAATGGTTCCGAAGCTTGAGAATGATCGCATCAATGTGCTCACTAAGGCTGCTCAAGCAGATGGTGATCTGACCAGGGAAGACAAGCGTCTGATCGAGTCAGCCAAACTTGCTATCAAAGAACGCTCTGTGAACTCAGATATTACCGAACGCTTGCGCTCTGCTCAGAGAGAGCAAACAGCTTTAAGAGAAAATCAAATTTCTCAGCTACAGCAAGCAGGTTGATTCCTCCTAGTATATTTTCTTTCTAATTCTCTTGTGAAGAATTAGCTAATGTACGCAATCTCTAATGAATACATGAGTGACCGTGACTTTGAGCAATATTACTCTGATCTAAAAGAGTTATTTGCGACAGAGGGCTGGAAACAGTTGGTTGCTGATGCTGAAGATGAGTTTGCAATATACAACTCTGTCGATCTGATACCAGCTAACCAGAGCCTCGAATATAACCGAGGTTATATCAAGGCACTGACCTGGTTGATGGATCGTCCGGTGTCATTGGAATTAGAAGCGAAGCAACGTGCCACGAAGACTGTTTGATTTTAATTGTCCTAACGGACATGACTTTGAGTCTTTTGTTGATACGAGTTGCAAAACTTTGACCTGTCCGATCTGCGGGACACATTCCACTCGCATCGTTAGTTACGCTGGGCCAGTTCTTGATCCTATTAGCGGGCATTTTCCGTCTGCAACAAAGAATTGGTCGAAATGG